AACAGAAACAACACCAAATGTGGAGAAGAATTAGAAACCTGTGGAGATTATCTGATATAGATATGCCAAAGAACCCTAAAAATAGCTTTTTGGATAGAATACTACCAATGAAAGCTGAAATTATAAAACTAAAAAGTCGTATAGACGAAATAACAAATGAAACCTCTATTTAATAACATACTTATAGCACCAGTAGAAGTAGACACTATCTTACGTTCACAGGAAGGAACTCTTTGTGAATATGGTGAAGTACAAGCAGTAGGAGAAGAAGTTAAGGTTGTAAAAGTTGGAGATATTATTGGGTACACTATTTGGGGAATGAAGAAACTTCAAAAGGACGGAGAAACTTTCTACATTATCCCTGAAGACGGACGTTTTCTTTTAGGAAAGTTTAACTAAATGAAAAACGATTCTATGTGGGGGAACTCTGAATGTGTGGACAGTTGGTTACATAGATTTGAACTAGTAGGAGCTTACGAGCAAGGGGTATTAGAAAGATGTTCAATTTGTAACCAAGAGGAGTTCTTTCCAGTTTACGAAGGAAGGATAGACAACGTGGAATACTTATCTTTTCACGCAAGACAAGCACTAATGAAACAACACCCTTATTTTAATAGAGAATATGCAAAGTAATATAACAACAGGAAAAACAGCAACAGGTAAATTGTATCTAGGTATTAAAAAAGCTGTAGACGCAATTCGGCTTACTTATGGTAATAACGGTTGCAACGCAGTAGTAGAAAATGTGAACTATCCTTATCACGAAGTAGCAAATGACGCACAGACGATTATTCAAGCTATCCAACTAACCGACCCAGTAGAGAAAAGAGGGCTTGGCTTTCTAAAGGAATTAATGGACAAAGCAAACGCAAGTTCAGGGGACGGAAGAAAAACAACAGCTATTATTGCCGATACTATTATCGGTATGGGGTTTGACCAAGACAGACTATCAGGTAACGAACTAAAAAGAGAACTAGACGCACTTATTCCTGTAGTAGAGGGGAAAATAGATGAAAGGATTAAAAATATAATAGAAGAAGAAGTCTACAAGGTGGCAAGTATTGCAGGAGAATCAAAACGTATAGGAAACCTTGTAGGTGATATTTACAAAAAGATAGGAAAGGACGGAATAATCCACGTTGAAGGGTCAGGAACTTATGAGGACAGTGTAAAGTTTACCGAAGGAGTTAGATTCCAAGATACAGGATTTCTTTCTCCTTACATGGTACACGATGAAGTAGCTGTAAAGGAAGGAAGGAAAGAAACAAAAGCTGTGTATGAAAACCCAACCATACTTGTAACTAAGCAAAAGATAAACCATATCAACGACATCAATCCCTTACTTGCAACTTTAGACAAGAAAGGAGTAAAAACACTTGTTATTTTCACAGATGACATGGATTCTAATGTGGCTTCGCTACTTGTTGGGTTGCATAAATCAAAGCAAATGAACATTTTGATTATAAAAGCTTCTGTTCTATGGAAAAATTATGTATTTGAGGACTTCGCAAAGTGTGTTGGAGCAACTATTGTTGAAGACGCTAGTGGGGTAAACTTGAAGAACTTTCAATTTGAACACTTAGGAACGTGTGATAAAATAGTAGTAGACAAAGACGAAACAGTATTAGTTGGAACTGCTGACCTTTCAAATCATATAGCCGAATTAATTGCCGAAGGTAGTAATGACTCAAAGTTAAGAGTTTCATGGCTAAATAACAAGACAGCTATCCTAAAATTGGGAGCAAACAGTGAATCAGAGCTATCATACCTTAGACTAAAGACTAATGACGCTATCAATTCGTCACGATTGGCGTTAAAAGGGGGTGTAGTGGAGGGTGGAGGGATATGTCTAGTAGATGTCGCAACTGAACTTCCACACACAATTACAGGGCAAATTTTGGCTACTGCACTATCAGAACCTTACGAACAAATATGTCGTAATGGAGGAAACACAGAAACAGTTGGAAACGAAGATGTTCTTGATTCAGCAATAGTAATCAAAAATGCTGTTCGGAACGCTGTTTCACTCGCAGGGACGATACTAACCTGTGGAGTAGTCGTAACTATTCCTGAACCAACAGAAAAGGAGATAGCTATGATGAAACTTACTAGCAATAGACCATTTTAATTATGTCATTTCATTTCTTTTCAAAATGTAGTGCGTGTAGAAAAAAGAGATTCTTTATTTCTCATAGAAGTTATATAGCTCCTATAATCTCACAACAACCAGTAACCAGTAACAACGAATTATGTGGACAGTGTTTTCGTGCTATTAAAAAGTTAATAAAATAATTATGTTAAAACAAAAATCAGAACAAGATAATCTAATAATGCGTGTTCTTAATGTAGACCACATAGCTCACATTATAGCCAATACAAACAAGGGAACATTAACCTTAATCCTTAGGAAAGGAGGAAATGAAAATGATTATCGCTTTTCATTGGACGCTGTACCTTACGAAGACAAAACAAACAAGGAATTACTTAACTTATTCTTTCCAAACTAATCTAACGAAAATTAATGAAAATAGAAAACAAAGTCAAGGATTTGCAAGTAACAGACACTAAAACTTTCTTATCGTGGGATTTTAACACCCTAAAAGACAGAAACAGAGATGTTACTAAGCTAAAAAACTCTATCGCAAAGAGTGGTTGGTCGTTCCCTGTGATAGTTTGGAACAACCCAGACACTAAAAAGCCATATGTTATAGACGGAACAGGAAGAAAGTTAGCTGTCCTTGAATTGTTAGACGAAAAGCACGAAATAGATGAGATTCCTTATGTAACAGTAGAAGCCGAAAACCTTGCAGACGCAAAAGCTAAAGCTCTAGAAGTATCTTCCCAATTCGGAACTATATCAAAGGACAGTTTTTTGTCTTTTACAGAAGATATGGAATTGGACTTTAGCACATTTGAAATAGACGGATTTGATGATATTACAGTTGGAACTTTTGACAAAGACTACTCGGAAGCAAAGAAATCAGCACTACAAGATAAATATATTATTCCACCATTTTCTATTTTTGATAGTAAGCAAGGATATTGGCAAGACCGAAAACGTCTATGGAAGACACAACTTGTGGATAGTGGCTTGGGTAGAAGTGATACTTTACTCGGAGAAGGACTAAAAGCACTTGCTATTATGTCAGGTAGTGGCAACTTAACAGGAACGTCTATTTTTGACCCTGTGCTTACCGAAGTTTGTTATCGTTGGTGGGGTATAGAAGGAGGAACTATCCTAGACCCTTTTGCTGGAGGTAACACTAGAGGGTTAGTAGCGTCTATTCTAGGTTATGAATATCATGGTGTAGACCTTTCTAAAGACCAAGTAGAAGCTAATCGATTTCAAGCTGAAAGTATTAATCAAACACCGAACTGGTACAACGGAAACAGTTTAGATATTAAAAGTTTAGTACCAAAGAAGAAATACGACCTTATTTTCTCTTGTCCACCATACTATGATTTGGAAATATATACAGACAACAAAGAGGATTTGTCTAATCTTAGTAGTTATGATGACTTTCTAAAGGACTATAAGAAGATAATTAAAGAAAGTGTAGACCTTTTGGAAGATGATAGATTTGCTGTGTTTGTGGTGGGAGATATTAGGGACAAGGAAGGTTACTATCGTGGATTCGTAGATGATACTATTCAAGCTTTCAAAGAAGCAGGTATGGGCTTTTACAACGACATCATATTAGCTAATGCTATTGCTACTGCAGCACTAAGAGCTAGTCAGGTATTTAACAGTTATAAAAAGGTGGTAAAGATACATCAAAATGTATTAGTATTTTACAAAGGAGATACATCAAAAATCAAAGAAAACTATTTGTTCAATATCCAAGAAAGTGATATAATACAAGAGGAAATTGAAGAATAGTGCTGTCCCCAGCTTTATTTAGTTAGGTACTGGACATATACACGCTATGGGTATAAGATGTTAAGTAGAGGGAAGCTAACCACCCTCCACAAAACAAAATGATAACTTTTATATTTATAACACTAGCAGTATTTGGAATCTTATTATTAATAGCAAACTGGTAATATGAAAGAAGAACTATTTATACAAGCAAAGAAAGCTTCTATAGACTATAAGTACGGACGTATTTCTAGGGAAGAAGCCCAAGCTCTTTGCCAACCATATATAGACCTAGTAAATGAAACGTCAAAACGTATAGCAAAAGAATATGGAGTAACCCCTCGCTATATAGATAAGTTCTCTTTCTTAAGATAATAATATGAAAATACCACTAAAATCATTACACGCACCAGTACCTAGACATCAAAACACTAGACAATTCTTAACAACTTATATGGCTCTATCAAAGTTAGCCGACATATTCCCTCGTATATGAAATTACTTAATGACGCACTAAAGTTACGTTTCCTAGAAATAGGAGACCAAAGCAACAAGGAAGCAGAGGACACTATAGTAATAGCGAAGTTCTTTAACCCATGTGGAGCAGGAACTTGGTATGCTACCGAGTACTTTCCTGAAAATAATTGTTGCTTTGGTTATGTTTCTATATTCGGAGACCATAATGACGAACTAGGGGACTTTTCAATAGACGAACTGGAGGAATACAAAAACCCAATGTTCGGTCTAGGTATAGAAAGAGATTTACATTGGAAGGAGTGCTCACTTAAAAGCGTAATGACTAAATAATATGATTAAATACATAAATAACAAAAAGGAAAAAGACCAAACAAGTATAATTATCAATAACGTGGAAGTAATACGCTGTTCACACAAAACACTATAATGACAGTAAAAGAACTAATAGAAAAATACAGCAAGTTTCACCCTGATACTCAAGTACTAGTAGCTAGTGACGAAGAACTAAATACTATATACAAAGACTTCACTATCAATGTAATAGAACTACCAAAATCAAATGGAATAGGAACATATGACGCAAGTGTAATCTTCGGACATAGTGGAAGTGAAATAGACTACTAGATATCCACACCTAGACACTAAACAATAACTGTTGTATGTGATATACTTTCATATATGACAGAACCAGTAAATAGTGGTGAAAAAGTGGAAAATGTAGTAGTGCGTAATCCTGACGGAACTATAAAGTCTGGGTTACTAAATGCTAGTGGTAGACCAAAGGGAAGTAGAAACTTCTATACTGACTTTAGTGAAGCAATTAAAAGGATTAAAGACGAAAAGACAGGTGAAGCTATTACTGAAATAGACATCATTGCTATAGGCATGAAAAAGATGTTGAAAGGTGACGAACGCTTTGAAGGACTATACAAAGACTTGCTAGACAGAGTATATGGTAGAGCTACTCAACCAATAGAAAACAATATATCAGGGGAACTAAAAACTGTAGACGCTTCACATATAGCCATAGCACAAAAGTATGAGGAGGAGCTAAAGCAAACTATAAAGGATAAACTCAATGAGCCTACTAGCACAAACTAGCGTCCTTGCTTTTATAAAGGAAAACCAAATAAAGACAGAAACAGGTGTGGTTGTAGACTTTGACGACCACCCTTTTCTAGTTGATATATATGCAGATAGAAGTCCTTTCATATGTTCTATGAAGGCAGCTCAAATTGGCTTTACTACCTATGAGATTATAAAGAGTGCACATGAAGCTCGTAACGAAGGAATAGATATAATCTATGTACTACCGACAGCAGACGACGTTAAACAGTTCTCAGGTGGTAAGACTAACCGAATCATAGACAACAACCCTGTAATGCAGGAGTGGACTAAGGACAAGGATAGCGTGGAGCAAAAGAGGTGGGGAAGTCATACTATCTACTACAGAGGAAGTTGGACAGAACGTACAGCTTTAATGATTTCAGCACAGAAGTTGATTGTGGACGAACTAGATAGATGTAAACCAGCTATTGTGGAGCAATACGATTCACGTCTACAACACACAGTAAACCCTCGTAAAGCTTTCTTTAGTAACCTCTCATTACCTGACTTTGGGATAGACAAGTATTGGAAGCTATCCGACCAAAAGAAATGGCACATCACACACGAGTGTGGTAACGAGTATCCTATGGAGGAAAACTGTATCAACTACAAGCAAGAGCTTTACATCTGTCCACATTGTGACGGATTAATAACAGCAAAGCATATCAAGCTAGGTCGTTGGTTAGCCACTAGCACAGGAGAGTGGTCTGGCTATTGGATTCCTTTGTGGATAAACCCACGCTTTACAGCAGACAAGATAGCTACCTATAAGAAAACAAAGACACCTGAATACTTTGCTAACTTCGTAGCAGGGCTTCCTTATGTGAATATGAACGACGCACTAACACAAAGGACATTAGAAAAGAACCTTATACCTGAAGTAAACGAACAAGAAGGAAGGATACTAATAGGGCTAGACACAGGACATAACCTACACTATACAATGATGAACAAACAAGGTATTTTCTATCATGGATATTGTCCTAGCGTGGCAGAGAACCCTGAACCTAACTATGACCCTTACACCGAGATAGAAAAGAGGTTAATACAATATCCTTCTTCTATACTCATAGCCGACCAAGGGGGTGATTTGATAGGTATACGCAAACTACAAGCCAAGTATGTAGGACGTGTATTTCTATGTTGGTTTACTAAGGAAACAAAGAACCAAACACTTATACGTTGGGGAGAGAACGAAGAATATGGAAAAGTGTTAGCCGACAGAAACAGAGTTATACAACTAGCAGTAGACCAACTCAACGAAGGTAGGTTACTTATAAACGGAAGTGTGGAAGATTGGCAACCATACTTTGACCATTGGCTTAACATATACCGAGCTAAAGAGATAACAGACGAGAACGAACCTAGCTATGGTTGGAGGTGGGTGTGGAAAAGGAAGGGAGCAGACCACTGGGCTCTATCAACTATCTATGCTCTAATAGGTATGGATAGATATGCAGAGGACTTAGCAACTATCATTAGTCCTAGAGGACAATTTCAAGATATCCCCACAGGAACAGATGAACGTGGGTTTATATCAGGTCGTAGAGCAGGAGTAAAGGTAGACTTCTAATATGATACAACTAATTTTAACCCCAGAAGAAATAGAAATGATGTTAGTTTTGAGAAAATCTCACGCTATGAGTGTTCAGTTTGGGAAAATAATTATCAACGTAGCTGGAGGTGTACCACAAAATGTTGTACTAGAGGAGATGACATACGCTAGAAAGTTTGCATAATGCAATATAAGTGTTACTATTAAAGAGTAATAATACTAAACCTAACAAAGGCAGTATTCCCAAAGGGAGTATTGTCTATTTTTTATAACAAATTATGTCCGAAATAGATTCATTTGCATTGAACATAAGAGGAGTATCAGACCTAGTAAATAGTGATGATAATAAAGTATTGCGTAATGAACAACTAGAGGAAGGAGTACAGGGAGATGAGGAAGATGTGCTGAAGCTAGAGATGTCAGATGAGGAGTTGATTGACCTTAAGGAAAAATGGGAAACAAAAAGTAATCCTTATACATCAAGAATAAAACCTCGTCAAGAGCAAAACAAACTATATTATTCAGGTCGTCAGAAAGGTGGGACAGTATCTTCAAATATAATCTTTGAAGCTGAAGAAACCTTTATCCCACAAGCACTTTCAAAGAACCCTGAACCTGTAGTATGGAGTGATAACACTAACGAAGGTAAAGACGCAGCAAACGACATAAAGACCATGCTTCAGTATCACGCTGATGTTCTTTGTCTTAGAAAGAAACTAGGAGTATTGGTTAGACATTGGTCTATATACTTCTTGGGAGTAATCAAGCATGGCTATGATATAGATATAAACGACATTACCTTAGACATTAGAAAGCCACAGAACTTCGTACTAGACCCAGACGGATATATTGATGAGTATGGAAACTATAAAGGTGCTTACTTAGGAGAAAAGATAGAAAGTTCTGCAAGAGAGCTTATTAAACTATTCCCAGACAGCAAAACTTATGTAACTTTGAAGGTAGACGGAAAGCTAGGGACTAACGTGGTTAGAACCGAGTGGTGGACAGATGAATACTGTTTTACTACCTTCCAAGAAATGGTATTAGACAAACACAAGAACGAGTTCTTTAACTATGACACTAAGGAAATGGGTCATGATGAATATGGTCTACCTAGTGAAACAGCCACTCCAGGACGCAACCACTTTGCTAAACCTAAAATGCCTTATACGTTTATGTCAGTGTTTTCATTACAGGAACAACCACACGATATAACTAATCTTATAGAGCAATCTATACCTAACCAAAACAGAATAAACGAACGTGATGAACAAATTAGTCGTAACCTAAGAGCTGGAAACAACTCTATTGCTCTTAGTGGTAAGTCTTTCAATAGTGAAACAGCAAGACAAGCTGCACAAGCCCTAGAGGACGGAGAGCCAGTGTTAGTACCAGACGGACAAGTAGAGAACGCCATAAAACGCCTACCAATGAACGATATAGCTTCAGGAGTATTCAATGCTCTAGAAGTAGACAAGCAGATGTTACGTTCTATTTTTGGGACATCAGGGCTATCAAATCAACAACAGACTAGCGATACAACAGCTAGAGGTATGATACTTAACCAATCACACGATAGTACTCGTATTGGAGGTGGTATTGGTGATTCATTGGAACAAGTAGCAGACAACATATTCAACTGGTGGTTACAGTTATACTTTGTATTCTATGATGAAGCTCACTATGGAGCTGTAATGGGAGGTGGAAAAGCTGTGGATTATGTTCGTGTTATCAACACAGACATCACTAGAAACTTCGTAGTATCTGTATCTCCTAATAGTATGCAACCTAAGGACGAGATAACAGAACAGAACCTAGCTATAGACTTGGCTAATAAAGGTTGGCTAGACCCTATCAACCTATTCAAGAAGTTGAACTATCCTGACCCTATGGAAACAGCAAAAATGGTTACTATATACAAGAGTAATCCACAGATGTATATGCAGATGTTCTTCCCAGAGTCTGCACCACAACAAGTACCTCCTGAAATGGGAGGAAACCCACCTGATATGGAATCAAACATAGAAGGAGTTCCACCAGTAGGACCACAACTAGTAGAACCTCCAGCTAGTCCAGGTCTGGAGCAGGTGCCTTTAGATACAGCAGCAATGCCAAAGTAGTATGAAAAAGAAAACACTACCTGTAGGTTATCAGCGAATGTTTGAAACAAAGTTTGGTCCTCGTCAATATAATAGAAAATCATCACTACAAAGACTAAGAAGAACAGGAAGTTTTAGAAACGTAGGGGACGGAAGTGGACATAGAGCAGGGGAAAGGTGGGGAGATGAAAAGCAAATAGACCCTGAATCACGAACTACTAAGTACTCAAAGAATAGTCCAAGTTTTGATGAAGGAGTTTACTTATCAAAGAAGAAAAGAAAAACATTAGAAAAAGCGTTAGATTTAGCAAAACACATATGACACCAAGAAAATCAATAAAATACGAACCAGTGACAGTAGGAAAGTACGGAATGAGTGGAATGTCTGCAAGACAAAAGAATGCAGACAAAGCCAAAGGAATAATGATAGCTTTAGCAAATAAGAAAAAATAGTATGTCAAAACAAGATTATTTTACAAGAGATAAAGGAAAGTTGATAGAACACAAGAAGGTTGGTAGTGAGATTAGATTAAGCCCAGCAGGTAAATATAACAAAGCATTAAAAGAACTTAAAAAGAAATAATTATGATAAAAGGAAAAAAAGCCAATGTAAATAAGATTCTAGATAAGATGTATGCTAGAGATAAGAAACATGGAGCAGAAGAAGCAGAAGACTATTCACATCTAAAGGGAACATTTAGCAAACTAAAGAAATAACTATGGCAGTAAAGAAAATAGTAGAAGCTGTAAAGGCAGCAACTAAAAAAAAAGTAGTAGAAGTACCAAAGCAAGAGGTAGAGGTCGTCCGAGAACAAGTTTCTTGCAAAAACTGCAGAGGAACTGGAAGAATACCTTACGACGCTTTTGTGAATTTATCAGCGTGTCCAGAGTGTAATGGTGAAGGACTAATCTAAATATATGAAAGACCCACAAGACAAAGCAATAAGTAAAGCATTAAAAGGAGAGTATAAAAATGTTAGCAAAGCGATGAGATTAAGTAAGTTTGAAAACGCAAAAGCAGAACATAAGAAAGGAGCTCCATACGAAAGTGCTTTTGCAGCAATAAAATCAAAGACTTTTAGTAAAATGCACAAAGCAAGAAAAGAATTATAGTTACCGACTCTTGTTCTCGGTTAAGAGTATAAAGACAAACCTGTGGAAACATTAACATAATAAGGCTTTCTCGGTTGAGCCTGAATCAACCAGCGTAAATTATTATGAACAATGAAGAAAATGAATTCTTACAAGGTTTAAACCAAGCAGACCAACAGTTTGAAGAAAACGAAAGTTTGTTTGGGGAACAACCACCAAAGGAAGAAGCAGAGGAAGAAGAAAAACCTCTACCATTCCACAAAGACCCAAAAGTACAACGCTATATCCAAAAGGAAATAGAAAAGGCTCAAAAGTCACAACCTAGTGTTGAAAGACAGTTCATTGAAGATACAAAGCAAGATGATGACGAAGGTACTGCTATCTTGGAAAGGATTATCGGAAACGATACACCAGAGAAAGTTGCTGCAATCAAAGACTTCAAGAGATATTTAAGTACTCTAGAAGAAAAAGGTGCAGACCGAGCCCTTAACCAACTGCAAAAGCAAGAGGAGGAAGCACGACAAGAAGAAGCACAAGCGTCAGAGGAAATAGAACAAGGATTTGAAGATATTGAGGAAACCTTCGGTGTAGACATATCTTCTAACAATCCTACAGCTAGAAAGACTCGTAATGAGTTTATAGACTTCATTAAGCGAGTAGCACCAAAGGACAGTGAAGGTAATGTGGTTGCTTTACCTGATTTAACGGAAACGTTCGAACTCTACCAAAGCACACAAACAAAACCTTCCAACACTCGTGCAAAAGAACTAGCGACAAGGTCTATGGCTCGTTCAAACAATACTTCGGAAGCTCCACAGGAAAAAGACGTATCGTGGAAAAGCGTAGACAAGTGGTTCGGCACTTTAGCAAAATAATTATCAAATTAACTAAGTTTTTATGCAACCAAACATTAACATTCAAACAACAACGAATCAGTATCTAGCACCAGCTTGGGTAGACCAAGTATTGCGTGATAACTTTTTCTTTGGTGAAATTCTCGGAAATACAGAGAAATGGAATGGTAGTCAAATGCTATTCCCAATAAAGTATCAAAAAGGTGTTGCGTCAGTAGCTTTCAATGGCTTCGACCAACTTCCTACAACACAGCAACCTGTATCAGTAAATATGACTTTCTACCCTACATTCGTAGCAACAAACGTCGCACTTGCTGGTTCAGACCTTTCTGTGAACAAGACACCACTACAGACTCTTAACCTTATGAAGACAATGATGAAGTCACGAGCTCAAGACGCAGCTGATGACATCGGTAACTTCTTCCAAGGTGACGGAACATCTTTTGGTGGTAAAGCTCCAGCAGGACTTGGAAATATCGTTGATGATGGAACTACAGCTTCTACTTATGGAGGTCTCTCAAGAGCAACCTACTCAGGTTTGAACGCAACAAGTACAGCTTCTTCTGGTACACTTTCACTCTTGAAGGTTCGCCAACTATCAAACAGTATTACAGACGGACGTGTTGCACCTACATTTGCAATGACCGACTATACTACTTGGGCATACTTTGAACAACTCCTACAACCATTCCAAAGAAACACTTACAGTGATTTCTCAAACATGGACGCAGGAACAGGTTACAAGGCAAAAGGAATTATCTGGGACGGTCTTACAGTTTACAAGGACAAGAAAGTTACTACAGGTATTTTCTACCTTTTGAACACAGACTATCTTAAGTTCTACGGACTTAACTGGTGGGAAGGTGAAGCTGTTTCTCTAGCTGATAAGAATATCAAGGGAAACATCTATGAATTTTCTCCAGCTAATGCAACCAAAGCATTTACATGGACAAACTGGATTAAGGCTTACAATCAAGGAGCAGTAAATGGCTTTATGATTCTAGGGGGTCAGCTCGTTTGTACAAACCCATTCCGTAATGGAAAGCTCACAGGAATCACTGGAGTTTAATCTTATTGGCTAATTATTAAAAATATATGTCATTAGATTTAAAAAACTATGAACCTGCAATCATGCAGGGAGCAGGAGCAACAATAGTTGGACCTGTGACATTAAGTTCAACTCTAGCTGTTACTGGAGTAGCTACTTTTACAGCAGCACCAGTGTTTACAGCAGCACCAACTGGACCACAAGTAAAAACAACAGTAGTAGAAAGTGCAGCAGTAGGAGCAACAGTTGTTCTTACAGCAGCACAATCAGGGGGTGTATTTATTAATGCTTCTACTTCAGGTTCTCCTTCATGGACAATGCCTACAAACGTAGCAGGATTAACATATACATTTTGTTGTGCAAACACAACAGCAGGATTCACTGTTACAGGTGGAACTTTCAAAGCTCTAACTAACCCAGGTGGTACAGGGACAGCTATCACAGGAACAACGCTTACTCATACTCAAGCTACTGCAGACATTGGTGATACAATCACTCTTGTTGCAGATGGTACTAACTGGAGAATGGTTGCTCAAGCTGGAATCTTTACAGCAGCATAATTATTAACTAAATAAAAAGTATATGTCTTATATTTCAGATTTCAAATCAGCTCCGTTCTCACTATTCGGAGTAAATGGTGGAGTAACTTCATCTGACGCAAGTTTAGCAACTCTCGTTGGTGTGAAGTTCCATACTGCTGATAGTCGTGTATTCACCATTATTCAAAATGGTGGTACAGCACTTACAGCAGGAAAACTCGTACAAGGTCCAGTTAGTATTGGTGCAAACCATACTGGCTTAACTTGTGCAACTGCAGCTATTGGTGCAACTCAAATTACTGTAACTCTCGGAGGTACAGCAGTTACAGCTAACCAGTACGCAGGTGGATTCGCAGTAGTATCTGCAGGTACAGGTATCGGTCAGACTCTTAAGATTGCTTCCCACCCTGCACAAACTTCAACAAGTGGAACGGTTGTTCTTACTCTAGAAGACGCATTGTCAGTAGCTACAGCAGTTTCAGACTCAAAGGTATCACTAACACTTAATCAGTATGGTTCTCCAAACGGAGCTACTTATGCAACAAGTGGTTGTGTTATCTCTCCAACTACAGCTACTGGTCCAACAATCGGTGTTACTGTTTACCCAATCCCAGCAACAACAGCAACAGTTCTATCTTATGGATTTATCCAAACAAGTGGTCCAGTTGCAGTGTTGAATGATTCAGCTACAGCTATCGGTCTTGATGTTATGCCTTCAAGTTCAGTAGCTGGTGCTGTTGTTACTTACGCAGTAGCAACTCGTAACCGTATCGGAACTTCAACAGTGGCAGGTGAAAACACTAAGTGCCAGATTATTAATCTACAGTTAGTTTAGTTTCTCCACTCTGCTCATGGATACAATGGGCAGAGCTGGGGACATTATAATAACCCCAAAATAATTAAGGTCTTATCCTACCTGAAACGGATTCAATTAATTATGGAAAATACAAATTTTGACGGAGTGTTCAGATTTACAAATGTTACAAACGAGGACTTTACTTTCTTTTGGAATAATAAGGAATATATCTATCCAGCAGGAAAGACTACTCCAATGCTTATTGCAAATGAAACGTCAGAGAACATTCAAGAAATAAGAAAGAAGGCAGCTTACAAGTTAGCTCAAAGAGAGTTCTACAAGGGGGATATTTACAATACTATGAAGGAACAAGGACGAGGTCTGCCACCTTTGTATGATGATAAAATCTTAGAACCTATGATTGAATCATGTTTGAAGCCACTACCAATTGGACAAGCTATAGTAAAAGATGTACCAAAAGCAAAAGATAATTTCAAATCTAAAGCAGTAACAGGTTCATCAAATCTAAATAGTGAATTCAAAGACGAGCCAGTAGAAGAATTAGGTGTAACATTTGCTAACGCATAAAATGAGATTACTCGACAAAAAGACAGTAAATACTGTAATGGCAGGGCAACGTAAAAGCCAAATAGACGAAGGTGTCGTCATTGCAAGAAAAATAGACGCTTTACGTCAAGATTTAAGTTCTTTAGAAAAACAAAGAGATGTCTTCTTGTCTAGTGCAACCACAGCTTTAAAAGATAAAACCGAAAAACTAAACGATGAAATCTTCTACAAAGAGAAAATAGTAAAAGAGTTAGAAGAAGAACGTAAAAAGTTATTAGAACCTTTAGATATTAAATGGGACGAAGTAGCCGAAGAAGAAGATAGGTTGATTGCTTTTAAAGAGGAGCTTGTTAGCAAAGAGAAGATTCTATATTCAAAGGAAGTAGAAATAGAAGAAAAGTATAGAGAGCTTTCATTAGAAGAAGAACGAATGGAAGACCTGAAGAAACAAATAAACCTTCAAGTTGATAAAGTTCAAGATTCTTCTATACAGGCACAAAATATACTTGTATCTGCTTTAGACAAGGAGGTTGAAATAGAAGCTAAACTTGAAGCAAAAAAACAAAAGATTGACAACAAGGAGCAAGAAGTCTTAATCAGAGAAAGAAACATTGTATTAAGGGAAAACATTATAAAGCAAAACGAAGAAGAAATTATTAAAACTAAACTACAACTTGCAGACCAAAGAGCTACTTTAGAAAGAGCCTTTGCAAGATTAAAATAAACATATGATAGCAGTAACACAAACAGCAGCAATAAACACCCCAGCTATTGTATCAGCAGCAACAGCGATAGCTTCCAATGAGAACAGACTAGGTTGGCAGATTCAGAACTTAGGACAAAATCCACTATTTGTTCTTTTGGGAAGTGGGGCTTCCACATCAGTATTTCATGCTGTACTAAAAGGAGGAACAGCTAATGATGACGGACTTGGAGCTTCTATGTCACAAATGGCAGGAGCAGTTTACACAGGAACAATAACAATAGCAGGAACTTCACCTCGCTACACAGTGACAGAATTAGGAAAATAACATGATTATATCTCCAGCACACGATTTACCACTACCAAGTGATATGCAAAAAGCGTTAAACGAAGCAAGAAATGCTGTTACTTTGTCAGAAGTAGAACATAGACGATTGGTGGAGTTACGAGTTGCAGAAGAAATAAAAATAGTTGAACTTTCTAAAAGAAAAGTATATGAAGAAGAAGTATTACAAGGTGTTTTAGTTGAGTTGTCACAAACCCAAGATAGACTATCTAAACTCAAGCGTGAGGAGGGGGTAATTATGGCAGATATTAGGGCAAGGCAAGACCAAATCAAACAAGATGAGCTAAGTATCCAAACTAAAAAAGAAACCCTTCAAATCGTAGAATTAGACTTTGAAAAAAGAATAAAAGAACTAGAAGAAGGCGAAAAAAATTACTCTATAAAATATGCAGAACTGTGTAAGGAAAAAGAAGAAAATAACAGACGAGTTTCTATACTTAACGAAGCTTTATCTAAACTATGATTAATCCAGGACTAAAAGATTCAATATCAGCTTCAGCACTTCCACTAGGTGCTTCTACTTCTGCTAATCAAGAACTTGTACTTGATGAGGTGGAGAAACTTTCTGAACTGGCTGAACAAACAGAAATCTTAAATACTATTTCTTCTGCTCTACAAGGTCTTGCTACTGCTCGTGGTATTGTTGCTGACCTTCGTGTAACTATTTTATCTGGAACTGTTACTACTGTATCAACTGTTACTACTGTATCAACAGTAACCACATTAGCTAACCAAACAAGTATAGGTGGTTTTATTGCTGCACCAGCTTTAACAGCTTGGCAGAATAACACAGCAATTTTATCAAACATTAATAACGTAACAGTATAATTTATGGCAACACAAAACAATTTACCAATTTTACATAGAAAGGAATGGCAACTAATGACAGTTGCTCCAACCACTACAGTGGCAGCTTCTTTTGTAGTAGCTGATGAATCAGGACAAGCTAATGAATCTATGTATGTAACATCAGCAGCTCTTCATTGGTTATATCACCATGACGAAGATTCATTTGTTCAGATTCCTTCAGGTGCTTTAGCAGGTACTTTTGGGGCTGGTGCATGTGGAGTTAGAAGCCCATGGTCAAGGACTTATACTGCAAACGGAGGTTCTACCACCACAATTACTGTTGCTGCTGCTTCTTTTAACTTAGTTGGTTATGTTAATAATAAAACTGTTGAATTTTTATCAGGTACTGCTGCAAACTTAGGACAAAGAAGAAAAATAACTGCCATTAAAACAGTAGACGGAGGAACAGGGACAATAACCTTAACTTTAGATAGAGCTTTGTCTGGTTCAGTAGCAAACAATGATACATTCAGAATCTCCTCTGGTTCTTTTTTCTTAATGTCAGCAGGGACTACAGCTGCAGGTTCATGGAAACAATTTGATGTAGGGACTTTAGCATGGCAATCAAACTTATCTACAACAGGATTCCCAGCAACTTGGGGAACTGATGGAAAGGCAACTATTGCTTATGCTTTAAATCAATATACAGTAGCAGGAACAGCTACTGGAGGTTCTACTACCACTCTTACAGATACTTCAAAGTCTTGGACAGTAAATACTTATACAAACTGTTACTTAGTATGTATTGACGGAACAGGAGAAGGTCAGCAAGTAAAAATAACTTCTAACACATCAGATACTTTAAGTTTTTCTGCTGTAACTACAGCTTTTGATTCAACTTCAATTTATGAAATTCGTTGTAGAAAAGCATTTACTGTAAGTGTTGCAACCTCAGGTGGAGCTACAACTTTAACAGATACAACGAAGACATGGACAGTTAATCAGTGGTGTAATTCTCAAGTAAGAATTATTTCAGGTTTAGGTGTTGGGCAAATAAGAACAATCTCTACAAACACCTCCACAGTTTTAACAGTATCATCAGCTTGGACAACTAATCCAGACTCTACTTCTGTTTATGAAATAGAAGGAAATCAAGATTATTTATATCTTGCTGGGAATAACAACGTAGCTATGTATCGCTATTCAATTTCAGGAAACACATGGACAACTTTAGCTCCTACAACAGCACGTTCTGCTGCTCCTGGACTAGCTGCAAGTTTAAACTGGTGTGGAAATACAGGAGATTCTAATTGGCAAAATGAGTCAGACATAAGAGATGGAAGATACCTTTATTCAGTTCGTGGAGGTGCTGGTGCTTTGATAGATAGATACGATATAGCTGGAGGAACAGCAGGAGCAGGAGCTTGGGCTCAATTAACTTATGTAGGAACTGAAACTTTTACAACAGGTTCATCAGCTTGGGTGTTTGGAAGATATGTTTATATTCGTAAAGATGCTACACAAAGATTCTTCAAGTATTCAGTAAAAGGAAACTACCTAGAGCCAGTATCAGTTAATCTCTATACTGACGGAGCTGGACTTCTGGGACAAAAGATGTGGGTGAAATCACTAGATGAAAAAGATAGTGTTCTTTGGTTGTATTCACTAATGAATACAGGTACTGTGCTTCATAGATTAATGCTCTACTAAAATTATGGCAGAAACTAATTCAAAACTAAGAAATAAATCAAATGAGTTTGTAAATCCTGCATCAGAGGATACTCTACAACAGCAATTAGATATATGGACAGACTCTGCTAGGTTTGACGCTTTTTCTCGCCTTAGAGTAAGTCAGCCAACTAACTTGTTTTCTGTTTCTTGTCAGTATGGTGCTGCAACAGTTCAAATGGAAAGAGGAAATACTGGAACAGGAGTTATTCCTACTCATAATGCTAATACTCGCCTTGTTGCTTTATCTTGTACAGCAGGAAGTGGTACTAGTTATATGCAATCATTTCAGTATATCCCTTATCAGCCAGGTAAATCACAAGAAATAGCAGTAACTTTTGTTATTGGAACAGCAGTTGCAGGAGCAGTCTTTGAAGCTGGATACTTTGATTCACTTAATGGTATATTCTTTAGACAAAATGGAACTAGTGGACTACAAATAGTAAGAAGAAGTTCTACTAGTGGAAGTCCTGTAGATGTTGCTGTGTCTCAATCAAGTTGGAACGTGGATAAATTAGATGGAACAGGAGCTAGTGGAATTACTTTAGATATTACAAAGTGCCAGATTTTATTCATTGACCTACAATTTTTAGGCATGGGTAGAGTTCGTGTAGGTTTTGATATAAATGGAGTTATTGTTTATGCACATGAGTTTCTAAATGCAAACATCCTTGATGTGAACTATATGCAAAGTGGTACTTTACCTATACAGATTTTACTTACAGCAACAGCAACAGCCACAACTAAAACAGCATATTTTAAATGTGCAGCAGTTCACGCAGAAGGAGGGTTTGAAGAAGATAGAGCTTATCAATTCACTACACCACAAGCAACAGCAA